TCCTCGCCGTCTTCTTCCGCATCGACGCGTTCCTGCGTAGCGATGCGCGCAACCCCGCGCGTCTCCTCGGTAGCCGGCGGATAGACGAAGGTCGCGTCGCCGAATGCGATGTTGGCAGCCATGTCGCCGCTGAAAGCGATATCGAAGGCGAGCAGTCCGAATGCCAGGCTTGCCTTCGCCAGTACCGTATCGGCCTGCGTGTAAGCGGCGAACAGTGTGCCGTCATCGAGAAACAAGCCGAAACCGGTAGCCTGCCAGGTATCGGTTGACGTGTCGTAGACCGTAAGGTGCGTGATGTTGGCTGCAGCGGCGACACCGGATGTGACCGGCATGCGCTTGAACTCGCCGGGCAGCACCTCGAGCGTGGGCGCGAAGTCGAAGGGAGTGTCCGTCAGGCCCAGTTCCGCAATGACCGCTTGATCCGACCCGGAGGCGGCCTGCACGGCGGCAAGGCCGGCATCGGTGAGCTGGAGAACGAGAGGCGCGGGCATCAGGCAGTCTCCAGGTAGTCGCTGCCGTCCTCAGTCAGGATCGGCTCACCATCCTCGGTCTGCAGGACCAGCGACCAGTCACGGCTTGTGTCATGCTCAGCCTGGTAGTCGGCGCGGTACATTGACCCGCCCATGCCGCCGGCCGCCATGTAGAGCGCAGCCTGCGTTTCCAGCGATTGAACGAAATCGAAGTGGGCGGTTTCCGGCTTGGCTGCCGCAACGTCGGCAATGATCGCCTCGGCCACTTCCTGCGTCAGGAAGTCCGCAGGGATCTCCAGGGCATTGGCGCGCACTTCGAACGTGTGCGGCGTGCGGCGCGGGCTCGTTTCCCACCACTCGGTGACGGTCAGCAGCGGGTGGAAGCGCGCCAGCATCTGTTCGACCGCCGCGCGCGTGCCCTTGATCTTGTGGAAGGGGATGGCCCCGGCAACGGCGGCGCGCTTTTCCGCTTCGCTCCACTCGCTGTTCCAGTGGCTGATAGACAGGCTGTTTGCGAGGTAGGGAAGGACCTCGACAGGGCAGGTCACCGGGTCCAGCAGCGCGGCCAGGATCGCGAAGTCGATCTCTTCGCGCGTCGCGGCTTCCAGCGAGCGTTCGAGAGGAGTGGCGTTGGGGGGCAGCAGCGTTGCCGCGCGGGATTCGATCATTGCTCGGTCCCCGCGACCGTGATGTTGATGGACGTCGGGTGGCCGATCTGTCCATCGTTGCAGATGATGTCTTCGGGAGGCGACAGCAGATCGACGCGCACGACGTTGCCGACATGGAGCGCGGCAATATGCGCGGTGCGCGAACGGTCCCTGCCAAGCTTGCGCACACCGGCCAGGTAGGCATCGAGCGAGGCCTGCGCGGTTTCGAGGATCAAGGTCTGATCGGGACCGGCGAGCACATAGAGCTGCGCCTCGATCTCGTAGTCGATGAGCTCCGGACCGGTAACCGTTACCCGATCGGTCAGCGGACGCACCGGCCCTTGCAGAGCGGTATCGACGGCAGTGATCTGCTCGGCCGAGGGCGTGCCGTCACCGTCCGCCGAGAGAACGGTAACGGTGACATCACCCGGCCAGTTCGCGGCGTCGAGCGCCTCCGTGATGGCGGTAACGAGCGCTGCATCAGCGCCGTGATTTGCCAGAACCTGCAGAACCAATGTGCGGATGTCTTCCGGCTGCGGAGAGACGGCCGTGGCATCCGAGAGGGAGCCATCCGTGGCCAGTGCGTGATAGACGTAGGCCTGTTGCGGCCCGGCGACGGAGAACGCGTGCGGGGCGAGCTGGATGCGCCGCTTGTAGGCCGTGTCGCTTTCCATCACGGCCCGCGAAGTCTCGGTGGCTTCGGAAATGACAAGACGCTGGCAGTCCACAAGCGCGCCGAGCTGATCGAGATCGTCACCTTCGGCAAAGGCAAGGAGGCGCGCGAGGGCGACTTCGTTGAATGCCTGCGCCTGCACCATCTGGAAATAGGCGCTGGTCTGCAGCAGCTTCATCGCCGGATCACTCTCCAGCAATGCATCATAGGCCTCGCCGGTCTCTTCCTCGTAGGCCGCCGCGAAGCGCGCGAGCCTCTGCGCGAGCAGCGTTTCGAAATCGGGCTGCTCGACGATAGTGGGCGGTGGCAGCGTCGCAAGATCGACGGCGGGTGAGGAGGCGATGGAACCAACCATGTCTCCCGCATGGACCGTCAGAGCGCGCGCGCGGAAGGGGATGGGAGGGTAGCGCCGGGCGTTACCGGCACATAGGGCGCGACAGCTTGAAAGTTTGTGAAAAGGCCGCGAAGGACCGACAGTAATCAGGCGGGTTTCGGCATCGATCCCCCCGAAGCTGCCGTACGTTTGCCAAGCACCCTGACGGCTTACATCAGCCTTGAGAGCCATTCGCCCTGAATTAGTTGCTTGCTCGCTTGAAACGAGTTGACGGCCCTTGCCCAAGTTGAGGTTTGTTGATTATTCCCGGCGATGTGGAAACGGCACCAATTCAGGTTCATGCGGTCTCGCTCTCGACTGCCATGGTGATAGCTATGTGCGATGACGTGGAAATTTCACGCTCGACAGGTTTCCTCTGGTCGCACGCGGATGAGAATTATTTAGTAACTAACTGGCACAGCGTCACCGGCGTCAACCCATTCACAGGCAAATATTTATCTAAGCTCGGAGCACGCCCAAACTCGATTCGCATTGCGATGCCTAGCAGGACACTTGGCGCAGAATCCGGCTATACGGTTCCTCTATTCGACAAAGAAGGCAATCCCCGCTGGCTAGTTCATCCGACCGCAGGCGAACAAGTTGATGTTGTCGGGATAATTCTTCCAAATGAAGCTGGTCGCCCACCCAATTTGTATCCAATTGCTGCGCAACCTTTGAACGAGATCGCGTGGACGCGTCTGGAGTCGTTTGTAGGTGATGAACTCTTTGTCACCGGCTTTCCTCGCAATTTGCACATGCATGGGCTGCCAATCTGGAAGCGTGCGACGTTCGCTACAGAACCGAACCTCTTCAGCGATAAACCGCAACATCGGCAAATCTGGATCGACTGTGCCTCGCGTGAAGGAATGTCCGGAAGTCCAGTTATCCAAGTAGCCCGATCTTTATACCTGCGGCCCCGAGGCGATGATGATTTTAAGAATATGATACACGGCTACAACTTCTTCGGCATCTACTCTGGGCGCCTAGTCGATCCGGACGAAGACCCACGCATCGACGACCATCTCGCTGCACAAATCGGCATAGTATGGCCACGCGCACTCATAGAGCGTGTCATCGTCGATGGAGTACGCGACAAGTTTCGTAGAGAAAACGCATTTGAACCGACCCCCGAAGGTGTTGACGCTTGGCAAACTGACTGACCGGAATCAGGAGACGCTTATCGAGGGGTGACGACCGCAATGGGGGCAAGTCTGCATTGCGCTTTGTCTGCTTTTGTAGCGTGTTCGCCATGGCAGGTTGCAGGTTCAATTTCTGTGCCCGACGTGCAAGACCACTCCACCGCTTAAACTGTTTCGTCGGGATCGACCATAGCGGCGGCCGCTTCGATGATGGTCTCGCGGTCTTCGCGTGCGAACCCCAACAGGCGTCGGGCCTCATACTTCGCCCGGATAATCCGGCCACCCCTCAGCCGGCCAACCCGACCCTTCTCGCCGAAGTGATGGACGGCGGCAACGCGGTCGATCGAGGCTGACGCGGGGGTGATTTCGAAGCCATCGGCGTCGGCATCGATCTTCCAGGAGCGTGCGAGGCGCAGGCGGCGGAACATGCGCGATCCGGCCTTGCGGCGGATTCGGCCGCGTTCGTTGCGAGATGCTTTGCGCGGGGCCATGGCGTCGCCGTCCGGTTCCACGTTGGCGGCAATCCGTTTGAGGTTGGTGCGGCGCAGGGCCTGCGCCGATTTCAGGGAGAGTGTGCGGCGTCGGGCAGAGGAAAGGCCGTCCCGGATGTGCTCAAGCCATTCCTCGAATTCGTGCAGGTCCTCAGCCATGGATCAGGGGTTCCAGGGCGGGACGTCTTCCGCGAAGTCGACACCGGCAAGCGGCGGCACCGGATTGGCATTGCCCAGGCCCAGGCCGTCCGTGAACAGGGGATCGGGTTCGGGCAGCCATTCGATGGTGTGGCTCCCGCTGTCCTGCGCAGGATTGACGGTCGCATTCTGGGTGAGCTGGATCTGCAGCATTACGTCGGCGCAGCCGTTATCGAGGATCTCGGCATCGAAGGCGAAGCCTTCATTGCCAGGCACGAGAAGCTCGGGTTGGTTGACGCGCAGCCAGCGGAAGACCGCGTGTGCCATTACGGCGATGTCGCTGGCCATTTCGAAGATCACGACGTTGGCCTGGAAGGCGAAGCCGAAGGCCTCGGTTGTGGTGCCCTGGCAGCGGGCGCTGCCGCGCTCGATCCAGATGCGCAGGTTCTCGGGGTTGCGCTTCAGCTCCGGCAGGGCATTGGCAAGCGCCTCGCGCAGGGTGTCGAGCTTTTGCATGTCAGTCCCAGAGGTTGACGGTTTCAAGGACGGCGGGGGCAAGGTCAGCCGTTTCGGGAAGCGTGACCTTCGTGCCGGCGGGGAGCTTCGGGCCCAGGGCGGAAATGCCGGGGTTGAGCGCGAGGACCTGTTCGGTGACGCCCTGGGTGCGACCGAGCACGCGCCAGCAGATGGCGTCGACTGTTTCGCCGGCGAGGGCGGTGGCGATGGTCACTGGCGGTCGGACCGCTGCAGGAACGCCAGCAGACCGGCTTCGATTGCATAGCCATCCGAATTGTCAGGTGCATCCTCGCTGCCGAAGTTGACCTGCTTCCCGTTCCGCATTGAAATGCAGAGTTCCGGCCCTGAGGGTGCCCCCGGAGCAACCCACCAATAGGCAATCTCCTGCACCACTACGGCTTTGTTGCCGACGCGAAATATCCCCATTTCCAAAGCCATCAGATCAGCTCCACCCGGTTGCGTTGCACCGGCTCTTCGCCTTCCGGCAGGCCGACGCTGCGCAGGTCGGCCACGGCGGCTAGGGCGCGGCGGCGGTATTCCTCGCCGATGGCGTCCTTCTCGGCGGCCCGGTCCATGCCCTGATCGGTGGCCGAGACATCGCGATATTCGGCCAGGATTTCCGCGCCGGCGAAGCAGCGGACAATGCGCTCCCAGAGCAGCACGGCATAGTTGCGATTGTTGAGCGTCTCGATCGTGACGGCGGCGAGATCGGCCTTGCCCTCCAGGATGCGGGCGGTGCGCCATGCCGCCAACTCACGCTGGGCAAGGACCATGGCGTTTTCGATGGCCTCGGTCAGACGTTCGGTGGTGACGACTTCGCCCAGGCGTAGCCGGTCGCGCACGTCTGCGAGCTTGACCGGCGGAAACCAGCCATCGGTCACGACCTGCGCGTCATCCGGTTCGGGGGCGCGGGCTGGCGTGGAGGTGAGGCCTGTCATGGGCGGGTCCTATGCTAGTCGGGGGGTGGGAACGGATCCGGAAAGGCTTGCCGCAAGCGGCGGCCTTCCGTTCCCGTCCGCCCCCCGAGCGCCGTGGGGCGACCTGGTTATGCCGGCTCCGGCTCGGACGCGGCCTTGAGCGCACGCTGAAGCCGCTCGATGTCCTTCTTGACGCCGGCGTTGTGATCGAGCTCCAGCGCGCGGCGGCAATGGGTGAGCGCTTCGTCGAGATAGGCCGCCTTGCCGCCGGCAGGCGCATTCTCGGATGCCGGGTCGAACGCTTCGGCCTTGCGTTCGTAGGCGCGGCCGATGGCCTTGTGTAGCTTCGCCATGGCCTGATCGGGCATGTCCGCCCCTTCGACCAGGGCGCGGGTCTGCACGAGCTGCTCGAGCGTCACCGCTTCGTGGTTGGCGAGGGCGACGGTGGCGATCTCTTCCGCGACGAAGCACGCCGGCGTGCGGTTGTAGCGTTCAGGCAGCACGAGATGGAACTTCAGGACATGGGCGGCGAGGCGCAGCGCGTAATCGAAATCGCGGTAGTCGATCGCCCAGATCATGTTGGTGACGAGAATTTCATCCTGTGCGGCCTGCCCGTGCTCGCCGGCCTTGAGCACGCCCTCGATCCAGTCGGAGAAGGCCTTGGCCATTTCCGCCTTCTTGGGGTTGCGCGCCTCGATCGAGGCGGTGTCCGACAGCGTGCGCAGGTTGTCGTGCAGGAGAACCTTGAGCGCGGCATATTCGGTGCCGGAATCGGTATCGGGTTTGGGTTCGGCAGGCGCTTCGCCTGCCTGGCGCGGGGCGGCCGCGCCGCTCTTGAGCGCGCGGACCATCTGCTGGTGACGTCGGAACGGGCTGACCATGCGGGGCACTCCTGTCTTGGGGCGGTGCGGGATCTGTGAGGTCCCCCGCGTGCCAGGTGGATCTGCCTTTTCCGCCCCTCACGGCAGATACGGCGTCATCCCCTCTCGGTGGGTATGGCGGGTGTCAGTTAGGGCCGTGCACCGAAGGTGATGTTTTC